TTATCCGCTTTTCTTTCAACTAATCTTAATAATCAGATAGAAACATACGATAGATTAGGAGACAGAATAAAGAGGGCATTAGGTTGGCCCTTAATCTCTCTAGAAATTCATACAGATCAATTAAGAGAAAATATTCAAATATCTTCAGAATATTTTACAAAGTTTGCAGGTTATACAAGAGAATTTTTAATTTTTGATTCTAGTATGTATGAAACTAATAAAGGTATCCGGTTAGATTTTCTTTATACTCTCGCTAATACCAACATGGACTCGTATGCAAAAAAAACTGCTGGTACAAATCCATCCGGTCCTGGCGCTTCGTGGTACGGGGAGGCTCCTGATAGTGTTTTTGTGGCTACATCTACTCTAAGCGCGGCTATCTTTAAGAAAGCAATATCCTTTGCTACACAACCTACTCTTTCTGCTTCAGTATCCGGAAGCTTTCTCAATGGAATTCAAGCAGGTGAAATTATTGATCAAACAACATACTCTGCTATAACTTCGCTAAGTTCTAATCCGGGTGGGTCTGGTATGGGAATTGGTGAAGCTAATTACGGTACTTCTTTAAGCGGTAACTTTACCCCAACTATTAAACATACTTACACTATACAGGGATCTGCTTCAGATATAGAAGTCTTTCAAAATGTATTTGATTATGATATAATGGAATATAGAAAAGTAGTTGACGTGGTTGATTTTGAAGAAGGTTCTACAACTGGTATTAATACACTATTTACATTAGAACAAACTCTGGCGCAACAAACTTACTTTAGCTATGCAATGGGAAATTACGGATTTGATTTACTATCGTGGTATACTATGAAAGAGTTTCTTGATATGAGAGAAAAGGTTCTAGCTACACATAGAGATATTTCATTTGATCCTAGAACACAATATCTCAAAATGTATCCACAGCCAGGTGACGATAAATTTTACGGTGTATTGGCATGCTACTTAGAAAGACCATTAAGAGATATAGTTAAAGAGCAGTGGGTGTATGAATACTCTTTAGCTCTATCTATGATAACTGTAGGAAGGGTAAGAGGTAAATTTGGTCAAGTTAACTTGTTAGGTGGCGGTTCTTTAAATGCTGATATCTTGCAAGAAGGTTTAACCAGAAAGGCAGAGCTCGAGCAGAAACTATTAGAAGGTAGTTCACCTGGGTTCGGTGATACTGAACCGCCAATGTTCTTTATGGGCTAATGAGAAGGAGACGTAACTGGCGCCAAGGAATTTTTGTTCCAAAAAATGAAAAAAAATTTATTGGGAAGCGTGCAGTATATAGATCCGGTCTAGAATTAAAATTTTTTAGATTTTGTGATGAAAATAAAAATATAATTAAGTGGGGAAGTGAGAATATAGTTGTACCTTATAGGAACCCCCTTGATGATAGATTGCATAAATACTATGTTGATAACTATGTGGTTATCAACGAAGACGGTCAACTTAAAAAGTATTGTATTGAGATAAAACCCTACAATCAGACCAAAAAACCACAAACAAAATACAAGAAAAAATCTCACCTTATTTACGAGTCTAAGCAATATATCACTAATGTAGCTAAGTGGAAAGCTGCTAGAGAGTATTGTAAAAAAAGAGGTTATCAATTCCTAATTTTAACTGAAAAGGAGCTTTTTAAACGGTAAGCTATAAATAAATGTATGGCTTTAAAACTAAATCTTGTTGTCGAGAATCCCGATCTCGATGAACAGTTTGAATATATCGAAGAAGAAACAAATAAAGACACGCCATCTAATTTATATGTCAAAGGTCCGTATATGATGGCAGAGGGTGTTAATAGAAATAATAGGTTATATCCCTTATTAGAGTTAGAGAGAGAGGTTGGGAGGTATAATAAAGAAATGGTAACACCTGGGAGAGCAATGGGTGAGCTTAATCACCCGACATCACCGGATGTAGATCTAGAAAGAGCATGCCATATGGTTACCGAGCTAACGCAAGATGGTAATGTTTTTTATGGGAAGTCAAAAATTTTAACTACACCATGTGGTCAAATAGTAAGATCGTTAATAAATGATGGTGTAAAAGTTGGTATGTCATCGCGAGCATTAGGTACCCTTGAAGAAGGTAAAGGACATAATACAGTTAAAAATATGAAACTGGTTGCTATCGACTGTGTAGCCGATCCTTCATATCCAAAAGCATTTGTTAACGGTATCTTAGAATCTAAGCAATGGGTTTTAGCAGAAGACGGAAAATACGAAGAACATTATGATAATTTTACGTCTAGCATATCTAAATTACCTAAAAAAGAAGTAAGTTCGTTTTTAACGAGCAGAATTATTAACTTTATTAAAGGTCTTTAATAAATATATATTATGGCAGGTAGAACCGAAAAAAGCAAGATTAAAAAGTTTATAGAACATCTTTCTGTTAAAAATTACGCTGTAGCGCATAAATATTTAAAACACGTTGTTGAAGATAAGCTCTTAAAAAGAATTAACAAAGCAACCGACAAACCACTCTTTTAATTATGAACCAAGAATTATTACCCGAAAGCTTAAAAGAAATATTAACTGAAGATAATGTTCAGTCAGTTGAAGCAGCTATTAAAGAAAAAATCGAACTTACAGTAGAAACAGCTCTAACTAATCAAGACGAGCTTTATTCTGAGAAGTTAGAAGAATTAGTAGGGGCAATTGATAAAGACCATACTTCTAAATTAAAGAGAGTAGTAACTGCAGTTGATAGTAACAATGCTCAAAAGCTTGTTAAGGTAGTTAAAAAATATGAAAATGATTTAAACGATTCTGCTGGTGAATTTAAAACTACTTTAGTTGAATCTATTTCTGATTATTTAGAAGAGTATATTGATGAAACAGTACCACAGAGAGCTATTGAAGAAGCTACTAGGAATAGAACTGCAACAGAGGTTTTATCGAATCTAAGAAAAGTACTTGCAGTTGATTCAACTTTAATGTCTGAATCAGTAAAAGATGCTGTAGTTGATGGTAAGAATCAAATTAGTGAGCTTACTTATAAATTAGAAGAAGTTGGAAAAGAAAACAAACTGCTTCTAGAAGCCTTTAAGGCTACCAAAGCACAATTATTCTTAGAGCAGAAAACTACTGGTATAGCTGAGAAGAAGAAAGAGTACTTAATTAAAGTACTTGGTGATAAATCACCTAAGTTTATTGAAGAAAACTTTGATTATACTGCTAGACTTTTTGATAAGAAGGAGCATGAGAAGTTAAAGATCATTAAAGAGGAGGCGTTTGTCAAGCGTAAAGTAAAAGCTGATGCTCCTAAAGTAGAAATTTCAGAAAAGAAAATAATACGTAACCCTTATTTAGATGAGTTAGAACGTATGAAATAATTTCAACCCTGAACCATGAGGTGCTTGTCACCTGAGTTTCTTGGGATTTAATCCCATGTAGGTCACAAAAGAAAGGAAACGATTATTATGAATAATCCGCAATCATTTATAAATAGAGACAGAGCAGATACACTTCTTGAAAAGTGGTCACCTGTTCTTGACTATACTTCTGATAGCATTAAGCCTATTGACGACGACCATACCCGCCTTAATACCGCAATTCTCTTGGAAAACCAGGAGAAGTGGTGTATTGAGGAAGGTTCCACTGCCGGTGGAGGTATCGGACACGGAGCCTTCGGGGCTGGTTCAACCATTGACGGCATATATAATCCCGGAACTAACACAGTTAATTCTGGTGATACATATGCGGCCGGCGATGCCCGTCTTCCAAAAGTCTTAATTCCGATGATTCGTCGTACATTCCCTGAGCTTATTACTAACGAGATCGTTGGTGTTCAGCCTATGTCAGGTCCTGTTGGTTTAGCATTTGCTTTACGCTATGCTTACAACGCCGAGTATCTCGGTCAAGGAACTGATGGTAACAGCACGAGAAATACTACTACCGGACCGGGTAATCCTGTTGGATATCCCAACGATGGAACGCGCTCTGGACCCACACGTGGTGGAGGGTTATCGGGTATACCCGATCTCCCCTCATCCGAGCTCGGTTATCAATTACTTGATACCAGGTTCACGGGATCTAGTTCGTCGAGACTATCTGGAACTGGTGATGCAAACTGGACGTTTGCTAATCAGGATCAAGGT